CCAAAACCATGAGATCGGTTGATGTTTGCCCGACCACTATCCAAGTTTGGTAAAAGCTAAACGAAGAACAGCCCCCGTGTTTAAACCGCACGGGGGTTTTTTTATACCATTGGCTTGAGATTTTCGACACCGACCAGATAACCAAAGTCGGTCATTCTTCCTAGTTTTTTTCCGTCGCTGCCCCTGAGCCAGCCTACAAAACGAAAGTCTGGTGCAAACCCTTTTGCCAAAACGAACACCGCATCATCATCGTCGTGCGGATAAATGATTAGTCCACCTGTGTCGTGTTTGGTCCACCGAACTTCCATGTTCGCGCCATCCTTGGCTTTGAGTCCTGACACACCGGTCCAGAACACCCCGAGATGTTTGCACCAAGCAAGTTCCGCACACGAGCCTTCGATTTCGTTGTCCCAATTGCTGCGCTCTTTTTGGATTCGGTCGTTACGTTTTCCTTGGAGCTTTTCATAACGTCTTAACAGCCCATGACTTGCTGCAAGATGCACTTCATTCGGAGTCAAGGTAACCGTAATCACAATGGACCCCACACATCGTGGATATTTTCTGGCTTGTCGGAATATTTGCCAGTTGGTAGATCGTAATTGAGTTCCACCTGACCGATTGATCCAACCCATTTAAACCGGCTTTTCCAACAGTGGACTTCCGTTTGATTTTTGTGGCGGTGTACTGTGATCCCGCAGTCTGCTTTGGCAAACCACGCTGCCGATCCGCTGATGTGTTGTCCCTTTGGCACCCCAGAATCTGGCAACTGTTTGGCGGGGTGAGCCACAAACCATGCGTGAATTTCATGTGACTTACAGAACAGCACAATATCTGTGAGCATTTTGCTAATGGCTTGGTGTTCTGAGTCACCCGCCATGTCGAGATAATTGTATGGGTCAATGATCAAACCCCTGACCCCCATTCTCATGACCGCTTGTTTGGTACGGTCGATGATGGATTGAACGGTGGAGGGTGCGCCATCATGACTTTGGAGGAACACAAAATGATCATTCAAAAATCCTAATGCATAGTCCCTTTCCTCTTCAGTCATCCGATCACTGCCAAAAAATGGTTTGCCGACAATCTTTTCAGCGAGCTTTGCGATGTGCATGTGGGGTGGATTCTCGAAGCTTGCGACCGCAAACCGCCAACCTTTTTGCATCGCGATATTCACACAGATTTGGTCGATCAATTCGGATTTGCCAGAGCCGGGGAGTCCGGTAACCACCGACAACTGACCGGGCAGAATGGTGTACAACTTGTCGAGCGATTCAAGTCCAGTGCTGGCACCTTTGACAACACCTTGGTCATACAGATTAATGATCTGGGATTCAAAATCCGCAGCAAGATAGACCCCTTCCAAGGGTAGCGGTTTAGCTGCAAGCAAAGCATTCTTGAGTGCTTCAGGGCCACTCTCTCTGAGTGTATCGTTGGCATCCTTTTGGGGAAGCTCCATCACCCAACACTTCGCTCGACCAATCCGTCGAGCAAGTTCCTCAACGAGTGCTTTGCCCGGATCGTCGTTATCCGGACAGAAAATAATTCTCTCAACAGAATCGATTAGTTCTCTGGCTTCCCACACAAACGAATATTTCCCATCGTCCGCAGGGTCCACTCTCTTTTCAGAGATCTTTAGGGGTGCGCCATTGGGTACACTGACAGCGGGTATTCCCGCAGCAGCTAGAGCAAGCACATCCATTTCCCCTTCGCAAATGACCAGCTCAGTCAGTTCCGATGGGAGTTGGTTTAAACCGAAAAAGCTTCTTGCGGAACCCTGCTGTGTGAATTCCTTCTCGCCAGTGCTTCTCCACTTGATAGCTTCCGGTTTCTTGGGATCACCATACACAAACCCAATGGCAGGAGCTTTACCAACGCCCGCGAAATATTTCTCAGACCCAACGAGCGGAAATTGACTCGCGATTTCTGGATTGATTCCCCGCTGGGTTAAAAAATTGGTAACGATTTCAGGAACATGTTCTGTTGGTGGATCAACTGGTTTCGGTGGAACTTTAACTTGCTTTAACTGATGCATGAATGTTTGTCTCCTGACTGCTCCTGATATGCCACAGTGAAAACACTGGTAAACCACCCGATCTGTTTCGACGGTGATTCCCATGGTTTTCTCATGACTTTTTTTCCGGTTTGAAGAACACACAGGACACTTGATTCGTCCTGTTTCTGTGTACTGAGTAAGAATTTGTTCTAGTGTCATGGGATCTCCTGTTTAATAAATTTCCATGTTGTTTTCTAGACTTGAAATGTTCTGAAGAATGAGATACCGGAAGGTGAAGCAGGAGCAAAGCGCCCCCTAAACCCCATGAGTCATGGGATTGGAACGCCGAGATACCGGACGGAGCCAGCTATCGCTTACGCCTGCCTGATTTTTTATCGTCCTCAGACATTCAACCCTGACCGGCTCGCGATACACGGCAACCAGCCAGCCGGAACTTGCACCCGGCTTGAGACCACAAAAGAGGGGGGGGATTGCTATCCCAATAGAATCAAACTACTATCCACCCGTCTCTTATTGCACCTTCGAGACTACCTGCTACTCCCCAAGCAGGTCAAGCCCCCGATGGATCATCTGTCGGGGGCTTTCTTTTGGACGATGATTTCTGATCGTGGGTTATGCTTATCTAATCCCCAGTAGATGTGCTTTTCTTTTACTTGCCGATCATTCAAGTAAATTTTTCCCTGCATGGCATCCAGAATCACTGACTCATCCAAGTCAGGCCGACGAGATGCATAGTGAATGGTGATGGTCACTGACAGATCACCTTCCAAAAGAGGGTCAAGCTTAGGGCATTGCCACTCGAAATCTTTGACATAGTTACGAGCCTTGGTGGACTTAATGAATGCTGGTCTTCCGTTTAAATGCACTAACTTCCTGCTGTTTGCTTTGCTAGCAGGCTCACCCAGAACAGTAAACTTTATGAAAGGTAAGTCTGTTGACATGTAATCATTTCCCGTGTTTTCATGGGGCTAGTACTTTAACTAGGAGGTTAGCATGCGGATAGAAAAAAACGTCCCTTTACCAGACAACATAAAGAAACGGGTCAGGATAGGTCCGCTTCCGCTTCGCGAGATGGAGATAGGGGATTCAATATTCATTGAAGCAGACTTCGATGAAGCAGAACTCAAAAGAGTTTTGCATTCACTTTACGTTCGACTTAGGAGATTCACTAACAGAAACCCTGAATACACATTCAGTGCATCAAAAGATCAAAACAGAAATGGCTTGAGGATTTGGAGAACATGAAACTTACAAACAAATTTGGGTTACCAGACCCTGTCGTGAAGGCACTTACCAGAACCGAATACACCAAGGGTGAAAGTAATCGTTCGATTACACAGTTGATTGACTCACCCCGTGTTCGAATTTTGCGTCAAGAAAATTGGGACAAAATGGAAGAGGATGTTTCTGAAAAGATGTGGGCTGTTTTAGGTTCCGCAGCACACAAAATCTTTGAAGATGCAGGCGACTCAAGGCATGTCACCGAAGAGCGATTGTTTGCAGAGATCGATGGATGGATCATCAGTGGAGCCATTGATGTTCAGAGATTCAACGATGACGGCAGTGTCACAGTCATCGACTACAAGACAACCAGTGTGTGGTCGGTGATACTTGGAAAGAAAGAATGGGAATACCAGCTTAATTGTTACGCCTATTTGGTTCGACATGCCAAGTCACTTCCTGTTAAGTCCTTGAAAGTTATTGCAATCTTGCGTGATTGGCGTTCCCGTGATGCGGAAACCAAGGCTGATTACCCGAAATCTCCCATCGTTGAAATCGATGTACGCTTGTGGTCTGATGAAGAGCAAGAAGCTTATTTGCATGGGCGTGTAGCACTCCATCAGAAAGCAGAGTTTGACAGATTGACAGGCTCTGAACTTCCTGAATGTTCTTCAGAAGAGCGATGGGAAAAGCCTTCAGTTTGGGCTGTTAAAAAGACAGGCAACAAACGTGCAATCAAGCTTTACGACTCCGAGGAAGATGCCAAATCTAACTTGGAAAAGGGGCAAGAGATTGAGTTCCGTCAAGGGGAATCAGGTCGTTGTGCGAACAACTGGTGCCGTGTAAACGCATGGTGTAGCCAGTATCAAAAAATTCTTGACGGCAACCAATAAACATATACACTTCTAAAAAACCATACAGGAGCATCAAAGATGAATGATGATCATTCAGTCGAAGAATATTCCTCTATTTGGAATACTCTTTCAAAGATTGACGTATCCAAATACGTCGAAAAGAAAAACGGCTTGTCTTATTTGTCGTGGGCGTATGCATATGGTGTTCTCATGGAACACTACGCTCATGCTGAATACAGCTTTTCTCAGCACGAAACCCACCCAGACGGAACTGTGACCGTCCATGTAGATGTGGTCATTGGAAAGTGCCACCGGTCCATGTGGTTGCCCGTGATGGATCACAGAAAT